ACATCATATTTCCCATATTTCTCCACTTCTTACCACTTGACACTTACAGTGGTACATATTAATAACATAGCTATCATGAGAGTATATATAGTGGTTAAGAACAGTAATCAGCTGCAGCGTCCACTTCTATACTCTTATGTATGCTCTCTCTCTATAGGATGAGCATATATGTATCCGCAATATTAAAAATATAAGGCTAGTCACCTTTAGGCACGTGCAGTAGTGCTGCTTGTAACATTAACAACAGGATGAAGACCCTGACTGCATCTTAATGAGCTTGACTAGGCTCAGTATAATACACTATACAATTAGGATAAATTGACTTATGCAATAACAAAAACAGAAAGACAGTATACTAGTTACTCTGAGAGCTGTCAGTATAGTGAGAAGGTGTATCTTCTCTCTATATAGTATAGTACTAGTAACTCAACTTACACGCAAAAAAATGGAAAAATACAGAGGAACATTAAAACACGTAGATCATCATGAGACACTAAATGTTATTGGTAAAGTAACAGAAGAAGGTGCATATGAATTTACACATCCAGATAATACTATTAAGTTTGAAGACTTAACATGGGTAAAAGATTATATTCACGTAGGTCCAGACAATAAACTTGTAACTGCAATGGTTAGATCATATGTATGTTTTGACAATGGCTTTCATGCATCTATTATTAATGGTACTAATGCATTTGCTGAACCAGGTCAATATGAATGTGCTGTTCTTAATAAAGATGGTGATATAGTAGATGATGAAGGAATATTGCATGAATGGACAGATCCATATTGTTACTTATCAGTTGAAGAACTAGAAAAGTTACTCGTAAAAATATCAAAACTTAAGAAGCAATGAAAAAATTAATGTTTTTGGTTCACAAGTATCATAAGGCTGTGCTTTCATTTATAGTGGGAGCATACCTTATTGGTATTATTATCATAGTTATAATAGCAGTAATAAAATGAAAAAGAAATTTAAAAAACAAAAAAATGACAAGAAAATTAATAGAAACTATAAAGAATATACTGAAGGTAAAGTCAAGAAAAAATATAATAGATACAAAAATAGAAAGAGGAATAATGATGGATATGGAGAGACCGACTTCTTTGGTAGCTAAGAAATCATTATTCAAAGGTAATGTAACTAATATACAGCATGACAATAATAAATTTTGGTGGTACAATCAGATGTATAGTACTTATGTTGGTCAGATATATGATATTAATAAAGGTATAACAAGTTTAGAGTTTAATCTTAACAACTATTTTAGTAGAAAATGGATTAGTAATTTGTTTAAAGATAATCATACAAATGCTGACACACTAGAAATAGAAGGTATCTATAGTAGTTTTGGTAAATTAAGTATGAGATTAATGAGTTGGGGTGCTATTGATTACTACATTAAATGTCCTGATCGTAAAGGAATGAAATTCATAGATAACTATGATCAAATAAATATGATTAGAGATATGAAAGTAGAGCAAAAAGAAATAGTAAATAAAGTTAGAGATAACTTTGTAGTATTATTACATATGGCAGAAAAAGATAGATTAGATAATCACTTAATAGTAAACTTAAAAAACAAAAGAATATGGTAGAAGATTTTCAATATATAAATGGGCCAGATGTGCCTGAAACAATAAAACCTATGACTGAATTACATGATAAGTTAGTTAAAGGTTACAATGAAGATAAAGAGTTACAAGTTCCTAGACTTATTAATTCAGTACAAAAAAGAATACAAAGACAAATAGAAGCAATGGTAGAAGTAGAAGGACAACTTCAAGTATCTAACTCAAAGCTTGTTGGTTGTATTCAATTGTTAAAAGAGTTAGTCTTTGATAAGGATATACCTACAGCAACGCAAAATAAAATCATTGCAAGAGTAGATGATATTCATAAAACAGTTTTTGTATAATGGAATTAGATAATAACTTATCAGCTAAATTGATAGCAGATAATGTATTAAATACAGAGTTACCTCAAGAAGTTAAAATGTTTCTGGCTAAGAGCATGCTTATTTGGGGTGACTCACATATTAATATGTTATTACACTATGCATTGCATAAACCTAGTGTACATATATTTAAAGAAGGTGAATATATCTTATATGAAATACATAAAGGGTATAAACTAAAAGAATTAGGTGATCACGCTTCTCTTGTAGATAAAGGTTTAGTATATACTTATAATGGGAAGCCATTATATCTTGGCCAAGTTGAAGGCAGCGGATCATATGGAGATTTTAATCCGTATGCATGTGATTTTAGGATTAGATGTTATGGTATTAATGATGATTTGATGATAAAATCAACAGAAAATAACGTTAATATTATACATATGTATCCTGTTTCAATAATAAAATCAAGTAAATTAGTTAATACATTAGAGAATTTATATGATTTAAATTCCTAGATAGCTATAATACTACAATATATTTTAAAATTAGTGAGTCAAAGATAATAGTGTTTCACATACTATTGATATTTTTGTAAGTAAAAATATTAATAAGATGTTATTACAACTAGCCAACGGACACACTATAGAAATATCAACAGAAGCATATCTTGATATGACTGATGAACAATTGAGGGACCTTGAATGTCTTAGTCCTTCACAATTAATGGAAATAAATAATCCTTTTTATAAACCATTCTCCAGTAAAACAACTAAAGAAGAACGTGTGGTAGAAGATCCACATGCATTATATAACGTTACTGATGAAGAAAAGTTAGAAGATTTTTATGACCATGAGAAAGAAGACATATAATTAATCTGAGTATTTAAATAAAATTAAACAAATGAATTTTAAAAACCAATCAGTTGTGATTGTCAAAGATGACATGAACAACGCAATCAGAGTGTCTAAAAATAACGCAGAATATGCTCACATTAGACTATCTCAAGAGAGAACAATGATCAACAGCAACGGATGGTTGCAAACAAAACAAGTTACAGCACTTATACATGGTAAAACTGAAGAGTTAATTGCTTCAGGTATTAAAAAGTTTAAGAAGTTACCTGGTAATATTGTTATTAAAGAGTCATTAACACCTTTTAATAAAAATAATCCTGATAGAGATTTAAAAATGGCAGGTAATACTGGTATAGTATGTTGTATAGATGGTCAACCAATCTATAGAACTACTAAGTATGATGCAACTGGTACACAAGAAGATGAACTAATTGCACATAATAACGGTGAGTCTATTCGTGAAGCTAATGCTGCAACAATGGAAGACTTAGCAGCTGCAAAAGTTTCTGACACAGAAGAATCAGAAGATCCTATTGATGAGAATCAAGTTAACTTAGAAGATGCTATTGCCGAGGCTGAAGCTGAAGCATTAGAAACTCCTGCTGATCCAGATGAAGATGAGCATGATGAGTTAACTGTTGAGGATACTGTTGAAGAAGAAGTTGAAGAAGAGGTTGAAGTAGAAGAAAATGTATTCACACTGTAAGGAGTAGCAAACCTATAACATTGCTAATGATTGAGAGTAACTAGTTAATTCTAGTTGCTCTCTTTTATTTTATATCTAGTAAAGTATTAATAAAAAATAATTAAACAAATGCACATTAAAAAAGAACAGCTAGCAAAGCTAGCACAAACAAGATTTGAAAATAAGTTAAACTACCTAGGTATACTTAGTGAATATCAAACTATAACTAAAGATCTTACACAACAAATAGTATACAGCCAATTGTCACAAAGACAACACTTCCTTTTTAAAAGAGTGCTACACGGTCTCAATGTTTACACACAAGAAGAATTAGAAAAAATGCACTGGGATAAAAAGAGAAGAATCAAAAGAGTATGGAGACGTGCTCAATCTGTTATTAATACTTGGAAACAAGTTATATGTAACAAGCAAGCTAATGAAGTATTTAGATTATTTCATCATAGCCCGTTAGCTAAACACTTTATAAGTGAGGATGTCAATAATGTTGACCCACAATTTATAAATAAAATGACGCTAAAAGATTTAGACATAACCTATGAAGATTTAGTTATCAAGTTTATGTCTGAAGGTTTGCTACCTAAAAATTATTTATTAGCAAGGTAATGCAGGCTAAAAAGAAACTGTGTGTAGGCTGTAAGTCTGAGCAGTACATCTGGAAGAATCAATCAGGTAACCGTTATTGTAAGTCATGTTGGCATAGAATAAAGGGTAAAGTAAACTCAATCAAACCTAAACCGGTGTTGAAAAAGAATACAAAACCAATAAAGAAAGTTTCTTCTAAGATGTCTGTTCAGCTTACTATCTACAACAAGTTAAGAAAAACATTCTTAGAGAAACATCCTCTCTGTCAAGCATCACTACCTGGTTGTAATTTACAATCAACTGATATACACCATATGAAAGGTCGTGGTAAATACTTAAATGATCCAACTACTTGGTTGTCAGTATGTAGAACATGTCATAATTGGATAGAAGAGAATCCTGTTGAGTCAGAGCAATTAGGATTTAGTAATAAAAAAGCAAAGTCAAATGAATAAAGTTATAGAGGTTTGTAAAAACCTGAAGCATACAATAGACAGAATCAACGGTGTGCGTACAACAGGAGATAGTTCTTTACATAAGAATAATCCTTGGGAACCAACAAAGCCTAACAAATCAACGTTAGAGAAAAAGTTAGAATCAATAATGAAAAAAAATAATATCACATATGAGCAGCTTAAATAATGAAATAGATAAAATATCAGAAGAAGTTATACTAAGTAAAAAGATAACACATCAATTAACAAAACCCCATATGAGCTTAAAAGATCATAAACCTTTAGATGAATATGATACAGAAGAGATGTATACTTTATTACATAAGTTAACCAAAACAGATTTAATAACTGTAGCTTTAAATTTTTGGAATGGGAAGAGATGAAGTACAATCTAAAGCATTAGATATTGTCAACCAACATCATAGGTGTGGCCTAGCTATATCTATGGGTGTTGGTAAGACACGTATAGCATTACAACATATGATGCAGAACTTTAATCAGTTCAGTAAGTTTCTTGTTGTTGCACCTAAAAAAACTATTATGAATGCATGGCGTGATGAGTGTGAAAAGATGAATGCTACACATTTATTAGATCATATTAAGTTTACAACATATTTATCATTACGGAAACAAAATCCTAATGAGTATGATATAGTATACTTAGATGAATGTCATAGTCTCTTGTATAGTCATAAAGATTTTTTAGATAGATATTCTGGTAGAATACTTGGACTGACAGGTACACCACCAGTATATGGTGAGAAAGAATTATTAGTAAATGAATTCTGTCCTATAGTATATAACTTTAAAGTTGATGATGCTACTGATAATAATATTCTTAATGATTATAGGATCATAGTACACATGTTACCTCTTAGTAATAGTAGAAATATACCTAAGAAAAAAAGAGATGGTGGCATGTGGTATACATCAGAAGTTAAAGACTATGAGTATCATACAGGTAATGTTGATGATGCTCCAACTATGAGAGCTAAACAACTAGCATCTATTATGAGAATGAAAGCACTGCAAACTTATGTGTCTAAAGAAAAATATACTAAACAACTTATGAGTATCATAAAAGATAAATGTATTATTTTTGCAAATACACAGAAGCAAGCAGATAAAATGTGTGATTACAGCTATCATTCAAAGAATAAAAATAGTGATAACAATTTAGAATTATTTAGTAATGGGACAATTGATAAGCTTTCTTGTGTTCTTCAGCTTAGTGAAGGGGTTTCTATTCCTGGTTTACGTAGTGGTATTATTATGCATGCATATGGTAACGAAAGGAAATCAGCACAAAGAATAGGTAGACTACTAAGACTTAATCCTAATGAGACAGCAATGTGTCATATCTTATGTTATAAGAATACCATTGATGAACAGTGGGTTAAAAGAGCATTGACAGATTTTTCTGAAGATAAAATTAAATACTTTGAACCAACTAAACAACAACTAAATGGGTAGAATGAAAGAAGTATTCATGCAAATGCGTGAAGAAAGATGGATGGGATGTGAAAAAGAATATCTCAGACAATATGCTAACAAATTAAAAAAAAAAAATATGCCTAATTGGACAACATATATAGATGACCTAGAATTTGAGTGTGTATATGACCCAGGTGAAAAACAAACTTGGGATCATCCTGGCGCAAGCTTAACTGTAGAAATACAAAAAGTATGGGCTACACTTGAAGATAGAAATGGTAACCCTATTACAGTAAATGTAAAGGATATATTAGATCAAGACATTGATTATGAATCAGCTTTAGAAATTATTCTAGAAGAAATAGAAAATGATGAACCTGATCCTGATAGATTTAGAGATGACTATTAAGATAATAATAAGTGATCCAGGTGATGAACAACCAGGAACACATATAATAATAAATACATGAAAGCATTATTTACAAGTATACTTATTAAAAAAGATGGTGAATGGAAACATCAATTATCTATTAAAGAAAAAGAATACAATGATATGCTAGCTGAATTACCTGATGGTTCTAAAGTTAGTTTGACTGTAGAAGTACAAAGTAAAGATGCAACATATGCACAGAAAAAAAGAATCCATGCCATGATTAGACAAATATCTAATGATACTGGCATGGACTTTGAACCTTTGAAAAATGAAGTTAAAGAAAGAGCTGGTCTCTGTATTGATGGTGAGTGTAAATCATTTGCTGATTGTGATACAGATGACTTAAATGCTGCTATACAAGCATGCATATCAGTAGGAGATTTTGTAGGATCTAATGTACGTTAATCCTTTTTCTTCTCCTTCTCTTCTTTTAATAATCTTTGTGACTCTTCATTAGCAACTTTAATTCTTAATGCAATTGCATCATCATCTAATGGTATAGCTGGATCAGCATTACCCATTAGTGCTTCAAGAAAATGTTTTCTATCATAGATTTTAGTTTTCTTTTGAAGGCCTGCTTGTGCATTGAATTCATTAGTGAGCATCATTAGTGTCCACACTGCTACATCTAAGTCAGTAACTTTTTCTTTATCAAAATCATCACCTTTATAATCCATTTTAACATATTCCAAAGCTCTAGTTGCTTCATCTGGGTCAACACTATTAACAACATACTCTAATGTTTTTTGTATTGATCTACTGAATGCACCTGAGATTCTTATATCTACAGTATCTTCATCAGGTACTGCAGCAAATGTATCATTAGGTAATTGTTCTGACAATTCAATCATTTCTTTGATTGCTTGTTTATCTATTTCTTCTGACATAGTAATATTATTTTATGATACAAAGATAGGAATAAAATTTAAATATATACAAGGTTAACACAGTTTAATTTTGTATCTTTGTTAACTAATAAATCAAGTATGAAACCAAGTATTTTAACACCTGAAATGGCTCAGGATGTAAGCCAGTTTATTGAATCATTTGAAAGTAAACATAAGTATCCAATCAATGTAGAGATTGGTGGTATTCAAAGTTCAATTGCAGTAGCTGATAATCCTGAAAGATTAAATCAAACAGATATAGTTTCTCTTATAACAAATGCTATGCACTCGTTTGATGAAGACCTCAAGCAATATAAAAGTCTCCGTAATCTTAAGACAAGAAAAAGAGATGTGCTTATATGGGCACAACTATATTCTTATTTAGCATGGAGATATGGTTACAACAAAAGTTGTATTGCTAGATTTTTAAATAAAAATCACGCAACTATTATACACAGTATTAAAACTATAGAAAACTATAAGTATACTAATGATGTAGAGTATGTTGCTATTTATGAACACTTAAAAAAATACATTCAAGAATATGTGGGAACTAATGCAGGAAATCCTGATAGACAAACTTACTCCGAATCAGCTCTTGTTACTCTATGCAATTGATAACAGTACTAGTATTAGAACAATTAATCCTCATTTAGAAATAAAAGGATTGGTTGCTGAAAAGTATGTAGAGTATGAGCCCGGTAAGAATGTCAAAATAACTAATAAAGGTAGAGAGATAATAACTAAATACAATGCTTATTTTACTAAAGCTAAAAAGAAAACTAATATCCATTTAATGGGTAAAGAATATGTAGATAAAGTAGAAGAGTATAGAGAGTTGTTTCCTGCGGGTAAATTACCACATGGTAAGCCAGCCAGAGTTAATGTAAAGACATTAATAAATAATTTTAGATGGTTCTTTGAGAACTATAACTATACATGGGATGAAGTTATTGATGCAACTAAACGTTATGTAAATGAATATGCACAAAAAGATTATCTGTATATGCAGACTAGTCAATACTTTATATCCAAAGCTGATCAATCTAAAGTAAAGCAATCACAACTTGCTGACTATTGTGATATGATTAGAGATGGAGTAGAAGAAGAAGATAATAATCATTTTAGTGAGAATGTTGTATGAGTAAACAAGCATGGAAAGGTCAACATAATGCGTTTCAAGAAGCGCTTAGATATATGCTTGATAGACAATCAGGCAAAGAGAAATCTATATATACACCATGGCCTAAGTTTAATGATGCTATAACAGATGGATTAGAGTGGAATACTCTTACTGTTATTGGCGGTAGACCAGGGTCAGGTAAGACATTAATAAAGGATCAGATAATTAGAGAATCATTTGTCTTAAATCCTGAAGATGAATTTAGAGTATTAGAGTTTCAGTTTGAAATGGTAGGTAGAACCTCAGCAATAAGAGAATTTAGTTCCATTACTGGTAAGACATACAAAGAGTTATGTAGTGCTGGATCAACGTTAAGTGCAGATGTATTTAATAAGTGTCATCTGTATGCAAAAGATAGAGTAAAGTTTCCTGTTGATATAATATCTACACCTATGACTGTTAATCAAATGCGTGAGCAAGTTGATATGTATATGAATGAACATAAAGGTCAGAAGACTATTATAACATTGGATCATACTATACTAGTTAAGAGAGCACCTTATCAAAACAATAGATTAGATATGTTGTTTGAGTTGGGTGAATTCTTTACACAAGTTAAACGTGAGTATCCTTGTTTGTTTATAGCATTATCACAACTAAATAGGAACATAGATAATCCAGATAGAGCTGTTGATGGTAAGTATGGTAACTATATTCTTGAGTCAGATATATTTGGTTCAGATGCAATGTTACAACATGCTGATACGTTGATTGGTATCAACCGTCCTGCTAAACAAAAGATTAAATACTATGGACCTGATAGATATGTAATAGATGATGACAAGACTTTAGTATTACATTTCCTTAAAGCAAGGAATGGTGATGCACGTATGTCATTCTTTAAAGCAGCCTTTGAGAGAATGGAAATACTTGAGATGAATACACCAGCTCAAGCTCCACGTAGACAAGTTTAATAAATAAATAATATGACACCAGCAGAAAGAAAGAAAAAAGTTAAGGAGTTGTTTAGTGAACATGAAGAGTATTTTACTTCTAATAACATTAAACATCCATTATACATTCCTAAGATGGCGTATAGACCACCTGGTAAGGATGAGAAACATATATCTTTTTTCCCAAGTGAATTACAAAAGGGAGAAGATATATACACAGAGTTTGTAAGTATTGAATATGATTCAGAAGATCCAAAGAGAACGTTATACTTTCTTAAGCATAACCCTCATTGGGCTGAAGAGTATGAGTTAGTTACATCAAAGTCAGGACATGAAAGACATATCATTCCTATTGGTGAACTAAAAGTAATCAATGATATAAACTCTAGAAACAATGCGCAGGTAGCTAGCCTTGCAGATGCAGTAACTAAGTTAACTACACAGGATATAAATATTGGTAATCCTGAGACAGAAAGAACTATGTTAGATGTAGCTAAAGGTATAGAGAAAGCGTTAATAGGTATTCAAAACCTATTGAAGAACATTAATAGAAATCAATTAAATCAATAAGTATGGCACAAAGCGTATTAATTATTGCTGACTCAGGGTCAGGTAAATCAACAAGTATGAGGAATCTTCCTGCAAAGGAGACCTTTATAATTAACATTGCAAATAAACCTTTACCATTCAAAGGATGGAAAAAAGATTATACTAACATTAGTAAAGATAATCCTAAAGGTAATATGACTTCAGCTTCTTCAGCTGCTGGTATTATTAAAGCAATGAAACATGTTAATGATAACATGCCACACATCAAGACACTAGTTGTAGATGACTGGCAGTATATGTCTAGCTTTGAATACTTTGATAGAGCTAATGAAAAAGGTTATGATAAGTTTACTCAGATTGCGGCTAACTTGGCACAGGTTGCTAAGATGCCTAAAGATATGAGAGAAGACTTAACTATCTTTTTCTTAACTCATTCAGAAGATTCAACTGATATTAATGGACATCGTAAAGTTAAAGCTAAAACAATTGGTAAAATGATTGATAATACTTTAACACTAGAAGGATTATTTTCTATAGTTTTGTTTGGTCATGTAAAGAAAGATGAAGACGGACAATTACACTATGGATTTGATACTGTAAATAATGGGGAGAATACATGTAAGTCTCCAATGGGAATGTTTGATGATTCCTTTATAGATAATGATTTGCAATTAGTTAAAAACTGTATTGCAGAATATGAGAACTAGTATATTAATTAATTAAAAAAAGAAAAAATGTTAAATACAAAAGACATGCAAGTAGGAGCCGGTAAAGTTAGACCTTTGATTGGCCCAGGTAACAACGTAATAAAAATTAATTCTATAACGTTTGATCAAACACCATTTGATACTGATGCATATAATGTTATGTTACATGTAGAAACTAAACCAGTTGGTGGTGACTTTGAAGGATTCTTTAAAGATAAAGACAATGAATCTGCAGGTAGATATGAAGGACAAATTGGTAGAGTTAGAATGACACCGTATCCTTACAAGACTACAACTCTAGCAAGTGGTAGAGAGATTGATAGAGATCAAGAAGTTCTTAAGTCTATGATATTCTTAAGTGAAGTAATGAACAAAAGAGTTGAGTTAGATACTATTGAAGCTAATACTATTGAAGACTTTATATCTTCTGCTAGTAAGTTGCTAAGTGGTACATACTTTAATGTATGTTTGGGTTCACGTGAGTGGGAAAACAAAGAAGGATATATCAATAATGATTTGTATCTTCCTAAGTTATCTAAAGATGGTGTACCTGCTGAACAATTAGATAAAGAAAACTCAAGACTATTGTCTTTCAATGAGGGAACTCATGTTAGAAAAGTACAAAAGAAAGCTGAGTCAACTACATCTAGCGCAAGCTTTGAGCCTGCAATGAATGGTTCTGCAGGATCTGACTTTGATCTTTAATAAATAATAAAAGTAGTGGGTGCTGAATGGTATAAAGGTTCCAGACGTGGTCATACCAGCTTAATTGAGGGGAAAACAGTTGCGTTGCCAATCCTCAGCCCCAACTTTTAAATTTAATACTATGTTTACTACAAAAGGATTTGCAGATAATAAAAATGATGTAAATAGTGCATGGGTATTTGAATACTATCTTACTCTACCTGAAAGGCTAGCCGGTCAGGATTTAAAGATTAAGTCTGTGTTTAATCCTAATGAGCGTACTCCAAGTATGTGTATCTATTTATGTCCATATAAAAATGAATATAAGTTTAAAGATTTTTCTACAGGTAAACAGGGAAGTAAAGTTGATCTAGTACAAGAATTATTTGACCTGAATTATTCTAAGGCTTTGTTTAGAATAGTTGAAGACTATAATAAATGGGTAATGGATGGTGGTATATTTGATTCTGAAGAGTTTGTACCTGCACCAAAATTTAAATTAGATGCAACTATAACAAGAGATTGGACTGATGAAGACGCTAAGTTTTGGTTACAGTTTAATATAGGTAGTAGTATGTTATCTAAATATATGGTGTTACCTCTAGATTATTTTACTATGGTTAAAGATACAGGAGATAGTATTGAAAAAATTAAAATAAAATCCTCTGGAATTTATGGATACTTTAATAAAGAAAGTAAATGTTATAAGATTTATCAGCCTCATAGTAAGAAGAACAAGTTTACTAAAGTGCATGAGCATCTGCAGGGACTTGAGCAACTAACATATAAGAAGGATTATCTTATAATAACATCATCACTCAAAGATGGTATGTGTATTGATTCATTTGGTTTTAACTTAGAGTTTATTGCTCCTCATAGTGAGAACACAATAATCAAACCACATATAATACATAGTTTAAAACAGAAGTATAAAAAAGTATTATCTTTGTTTGATAATGATGAAGCAGGTCACACTGCAATGGAGACATATAAAAATGTATATGATATAGATGGTGTATATATCAAATCTGAAAAAGATATATCAGACGCAGTAAAAAAATATGGAGCTGATGCAGTCAAGCCTAAATTGTTTAACCTAATAAAATCAAGTATATGAAATGGTGGGTAAAAGGTAATGTACCTAGTTCAAAGAATAGCCGTCAATGGACGGGTAAATATTTTGTAGTTAGTAAAACAGTTACTAAATATAGAAAAGCTACAAGAGCGGAGTATGAAAGAATGGCTCCTCAGTTTAAGTTTGAAGCAGCTAAGTATGAGTTACCACTCACTGTTACATTTACATTTGTAAGAGGAACTAAACACAAATTTGATTATATAAATCCATGTCAAACTGTACAAGATGATATGGTAAAGTATGGATGGATTGAAGATGATAACTGTGAATTCATTATACCAATATTTGAACCTTATGAATATGATAAAGAATATCCAGGTGTCTGGATTGAAATTAAACCAGAATTAAATAAATTAAAAGATGAACGAGAAACCTAAGTTAACATTACAGGTTTATGATAAGCTAATAGAAATGATGAGATCCTCCAACATGGAGGATTTTTTTATGGGGTTAGAAGTATACAAGAATCATAAAAGATCACAGTGGTCTGATATACTTATGTATAAATCTTTTGTTGGAAACAAAAGACATGAAGTAGAAAAAGAATTAAATATGAATGGACGTATCTTATGGCGTTATGATACTATGTCAATGGCCCAACTTAAAGAGAAACGTAAAAGATATTTAAAAGGAGATGAACAATTAATATTTGATAGATTATATGATGAATACAACAGCTATTAACATACAGAAAGTAGTAGATAAAGTATCTAAAGCTTGTAAGACTCTTATGTTTAAGGAACCATTTTATGGTCTCTTTCTTATAGGAATCAATAAAAAATATAGAGATGATCTGCCTACAGCAGGTGTAAGTAAGAACGGAATGGGTGTGCAGCTAGCAATTAATCCTGCATTCTTTGATGGTCTTACTGAAAAACAACAAATGGGTTTGCTAAAACATGAGATATTACATGTAGGCTTTGGGCATTTACTTATAAGAGATAAGTATGATGATCAAAAACTATTTAATATAGCAGCTGATCTAGAAATTAATCAGTATATAGCAACTGATTGTTTACCTGAAGGTGGTTTAACATTGGATACATTTCCTGAGTTAAATCTTCCTATTAAAGCAGGAACTAAAGTATACTATGATTCACTTAAACAAGCTCAAGAAGATGGTACATGTCCAACACTAGACAATTTATTAAATCAAATGAATGGTGGTAGTCAGTATTGTCATGGTACTTGGGATGAGTTTGATGAGCTATCAGAAGCTGATAAGAAGCTAGTACAAAAACAAATTGAACATCAGTTAAAAGAAACTGCAGAATTAACAGAAAAAAGACAAGGTCATGTACCCGGTGAATTTGCAGAAATTATAAAAAGACTGAGAAAGATTGAACCACCTTCATTTAATTGGAAGGCATATCTAAGAAGGTTTGTTGGAAATTCTAGTATAGTATATACAAAGAAACTGAGACGTAAGTACAATAAAAGATACAGCGGTAACCCTGGTCTTAAGATTAAACACAAGAATCATATCTGTGTTGGTGTTGACACAAGCGGATCTGTATCTAATTCAGAACTAAAAGAGTTCATGAGTGAACTTACACATATGCACAAGACTGGTCATCAAATCACTGTAGTACAGTGTGATACACAGATCAATAGTGTAGAAGTATTTAATCCTAAAAAAGATTGGGATATAAAAGGTAGAGGAGGTACAGACTTCCAACCTGTAATAGATCATTATAATGAGAAGGGTCATTATACAGCCCTTATATATTTAACAGATGGTGAAGCTTATACTCCAGATAACTGTCCAAAGAATACTCTTTGGGTACACAGTTCTCGTTGTAATATAAATCAAGAGTTACCAGGACTTAAAATTCAAATTAATAAATAATAAAGAAAATGGCACAAGTAAATTTAAACATTGATGAGTTAAAGGATTTTGTTAATCACGTAGTTAACAACAATAGATTCCTACAAAAACAAGGTAAGAAACCAGTAGCAATTGAAGTTGTTGGTGAGTCTGGTATTGGTAAAACTACATCTATTATGGACATGGCAAGAGACCATGATCTAGATTTTGTTAAACTTAATCTTGCACAGATTGAGGAGTTGGGTGACCTTGTAGGTTTTCCAGTTAGACAATTTCAAATGTATAAAGAAAAGCAAGTACCTGTTAAAGGTGATGATGTAAACTATAGTAGAACAGGCGCTGCAGCTGATGATCTACTAAAGCTAGCAAACAAAACTACTACTAAGAAAGTTGGTCAGTGGGTTGATGAGTTAGCTGTAGCAGAATATCTTAAGAGTGGATGGAAGATGACAGGTCAAAACCGTATGTCATACTGTGCACCTGAGTGGATTGCAGGTAAAAAGAAAGGTGGTATCCTACTTCTTGATGACTGGAACCGTGCAGATGTAAGATTCATCCAAGCTGTTATGGAATTGGTGGACCGTCAGACATACATCTCATGGACACTACCAGAGGATTGGCATATTATATTGACTGCAAATCCTGATAACGGTGACTATATGGTTAACTCTGTTGACTCAGCACAGAAGACTCGTTACATAACTGCAAACTTAAAGTTTGATGTAGATGTGTGGGCAAGATGGGCAGAAGCAGAAGGTATTGACTCAAGATGTATTAACTTTTTGTTGATGCATCCTGAACTTGTAACACAAGAAACTAATGCAAGATCTATCTCTACATTCTTCAATGCTATATCTAGCTTTGAAAAGTTTGATGAGAATCTACCACTAATCCAAATGATTGGTGAAGGTAGTGTAGGTGAGGAGTTTGCATCTATGTTTACAATCTTTATTAATAACAAACTGGATAAGCTGGTAACTCCTAAAGACTTATTGACTCATGACAATGAGCAATATATTTTAGGTGAGCTTGGATCATGTGTTGGTAAAGATGATTCATATCGTGCAGACATTGCATCTACACTTGCAACAAGACTTGGTAACTATGCTGTTGTATACTCTAAAGAGAATACAGTTAATCAAAAGATTACTGATAGGTTGCTAACACTATGTACTAAAGAGTATTTCTCTAATGATCTTAAGTATCTAATTGTTAGAACTATCTTTAATGGTAACAAGCAGAAGTTTAACAAGTTTATGATGAACCCTGAAATAATTAAAATGACATTAAAGTAATGGCAAAAATTCATGAAGATGTAAGATCCATGAGTAATATTGTTTCAAGTTTAGGTATTGCCTCTACAGACATCAATGGGATGATCTGTAGTGGTGATGCTCTAAACTATACAACAGTATTAGTTAGTGAAGATGAAACATCATATATAAAACATCAAGAAATATTAGAAGGAGATACTCAAACTCCCATTATAAATTATAAAAACAAAAAAGCTTTTATTATTCCTGGCTCAAGCATAACTGCTGATAAATTAAAAATGGAATTAAAAGAGCATGATATTAAAATTACTAATGATATAGATCAAGCAGATGTATTTATTACTAATGTTATGTCAAGTCAAACAGTTGATGATCATAATATACCATTGCGTACTGTTATGTTTAATATTAATAATGGTTATTCTATAACTGAGTTTACACAAGGTAAAAGAAAATGTGACCTTATTAATAAATGGATGACTGATGAAAGCATAGAACATGTAATATGGGATAATAGACGTTCTGAAGCTTTGAGTACTTATCTTGGTAGTTGTGAGTATGATTCTCTTCCTTATGATACATATGTATATACAGGTATGGCTTTGAAAATTTTAGATCGTATTGTTAATGATGGTTGTGAAACTATTACTGGAGAAAGAGTTGTAGATGAATCTCCTAATCAACAAATACTAACTAAGAGTTTGCTTGATACATGTTTACAAATGTATGATGCGGGTGGTGAAGATAGAGCAATGTTAGAAAAGATTTTGCCTACAATACGTACTGATGTTAATCATCATTTATTATGGAAACTACATGGTAGTATTCAAGAATATCATTTTAGTTCACGTAATAAAGATATAAAGTATTGGTTCAGTAAATCACAACATTCTTGGTATTCAAGAATGTCTGCTGAAGATTTTGTAAAACAACATGATGAAGACGGAACACTTACTTCTGAGGGTTTTAAATATATGGAGCCTTTGATAAGAAAAGGAATTGAAATTTATAACAGAGAGTTGTATGTATTCACAGTAAGAATTAAACCAGAGTATGAAAAAAAATATTTAAAAAAATTATGTGTACACAGATGAAACTAATTAAAATACATAGATTACGATTTGATATTGATGATCATAATACTAAAATTAAAAAAGGTCAAGTCTCTTTAGACTGTGATAATGACCATGCATTTGATATGCCAAATGTAAGTAGATATAATGATGATCTAAAAAAGGCTATACAAAAAGCATTAGGACCTAATGAAGTTAAATCATTAAATAATATACGTACATTATATAGGTATCCTAATCTTAGTTTATCTAGAGATAAGGTTGCTTTTTATTGTCAAAATAATGATTTAAAAGTAATTAGAAATAAAGATGCTGCTGATATAAGAGTTATATCTGAAAAAGGTATAGAAAAACTAATGGAATATCATTGGTCAAAGAAGTTAGTAACTCCATCTAAACTTATTAAAATAATTGAAAATCATACTGCTGCCTTTGAAACAAAAGCAGATCAATTACATTGTATAAGTATAATTAAAGATATAGATGAAGATGAAATGATAGACATAGATTCTATAACTCGTAGATTTTATCATGCAGATAGTTGGGAACATACTATTTCTCCAATGTTAGATGATATTAAAAAATCTAACACTAAAAGCATTAACTGGTTAGTTCTAGCTAAAAACTTGGAAATGTTTAATGAGTTTATAAATCCTACATTCAAATGGATCTTAGATGAAAATTGTAATAAGCTTATGTCTGCTGATTCAGTAGCATTAGATGATAAAAGTTTTATACAAATCAAAGATATGTTGAAAGGAGGGACGCCAGATGATAGAGCTGTTGCAATGAACCTTATGTGTAATTGTGATATAGAGACTTCTAAAACTTATTTGGCTATGTTGTTCTTTCATTTTGGTGATTCTATGAAAGGAACTAAACCTTGGAACACAGTTGGATTTAAAGCATTAAGAAAAGGTTTTCAAAAGTATTATGACAACACTTCATACAGTTATCAGCATTCATCAAGATATGAAAAACTAATTGGTATGTTGATTGAAGATAATGCATTAACTGTACCAGCAATGGAACATGTGTTAGATTTATTATTTGAAGATGTTGTTAAGAAAGCAACAGGTCTTAATACTTCAAAAGCATTTAAGTTAGAAAGAAGTTCAATATCATTAACACCGGATTTTAGAGCTAAAGTTAAAGAGAAATCTTTATCTACAGTAATAAAAGAAGATCCAACAGTAAATGATTTACCATTTTAATTATGACAGATAAAGAACAGATATTTAAAGACAAATATGATAGAGGAGAATTTAAGTTTTCATATTCAAGTATGAATAGACTTAGGTTCTCCCCTAAGCTTTTCTACAAGGATTATATCCTTAAAGATAGAGAGCCTAGATTAGATAAGCATCTAATAGAAGGTAGACTACTACATCTATTATTATTGCAACCTGATAACTTCCAATCAGAGTTTGCATTGCTACCCGGTAAGATACCATCAGAAGCTGTACGTAGAGTTCTTAATGAAGTTAAAGGAGTTGCTGTAGGAGATTTAGAGGATTTAGGTCCTGAGATTATAACTGCATTGCAACACCAAAACTTATATCAATCTATCAAAGATGACTCAAAAAGATTAGCAAAAATACTCACGGATGACAACAAAGAGTACTTTAAATTTTTGCTTGTATCAGAAGGCAAAGACATCATTGATCAAGATATGTATGATAAAACATTAGAGCGTGTAGAGATTGTCAAGTCAAATAAAGATATAATGGATTTACTTGATCCAGTTATAACAGACTTTGAGTTAGATGAAACTGAAACGTTTGCAGAATCATATCTAGAATGTGATTTAAGAGATCTTAAGTTTGGTCTTAAGGGTTATGTAGACAAGTACATAATAGACCATAAGAAAAGGTCAATCACTATCATTGACATCAAGACGTCAGGCAAGTCTATTGTCAATTTTGTAGACACTGTAGATTATTACAATTATTGGATGCAAGCTGCCATTTATACTATGTTAATATTAAAAAATGTTCCAGATGGCATACAAGGTTATAAAATAAACTTTAACTTTATAGTAGTAGATACGTATAATCAAGTCTATAACTTTGAGGTAAGTGAAGTCACAATGCAAACATGGGCTGAACAACTTATGCTTGTATTAAAGGCCTGTAAATACCACTTAGAAGAAATGAACTTTGATTTACCGTATGAGTTTATTAATAACAAAGTAGTATTATGATGTACACAAAATACTTTCAAAAAAGCAAGATCTTCCTCTATCCTTTATTAAACATAAGGAGAGGGGTTGATTTTGTTCCTGTAGAAACATTTTTAACCTGGGAAGAAAACTATAAAGTTAAAGATAAAAAATTCATGTGTTTGTATGAGCAAGAAGAAACAGATGAATGGAAAACTTTTGAAGCCAAATATTTATTATCAAATATATTCTTTTATGATTATATATTATTAGATAAAGATGTACACTTATATATCTATGATTTTAGTGATCTAGGTGCAGATTATACTAAAGTAGCACGTGGTAAATATTCTGAAATATCAGAAAGAAATAAAGAAATTATTATGAACTTCTTTGGAGAAAAAGGCGCTATAGCACAATATGTAGAAGAATTTTTGTATCCAGAATATTATCATCAGCAATATGCAGATGAATTAGATGTTAACGTTGACTCATTACAATCTGTATATGAACTATGTGATAAACCTGATATGGAAAAAGAAAATTTGATATTTAAAAAACCTGACGTAAAAGCTATATTTAAGAAAAAGTTTTTATCTTTGTATTCTAATTCAAAATATATTTTAACATGAGTAAAGAAAACAAAAAACCAATGTATGGACAAAACATGTTGATTACAACATCAAACTGGGGCCCATACAAAACATTTAAATTAATGCCTATCACAGAGGATTGTCCTTATGTGGAGATCATATTTGACCCAAGTAGTAAAATACTTGCTGTTATTTCTAAAATTAATAAGAGTTCATATCATTTTGTACCAAAGATTGATGACAACGGAGATGAGGTAAAACTTAAAGTTGGCAAAAGACCTAATGGTAAAGATATTAAAGAACAAAGAGTAATGATGCAAACTCATGCTGAGTATTATATTGTTGATGATCAAGAAATCAAAGATTTTGTTAATCAGTTTGCAGTTAATGCTGACTCATATGACTATACTAGTATTATTGATAATGATGTTGAGCAAATGAAAAGAGCTTTATCTTCTGACAAAGCTACTAATCTAAACCTTGTTTAGAGTTTTCTTTATTAACCAATCCATAGAAAGGGACTTCGGTCCCTTTTTTTGGCCTTAAATTATAATTATGACAGCACTTATAGTAATAGCAACACTTTATTGCCTTTTTAGACTTTGTAAACTAGCCCTAAGTCAAGGTAGACAAATAGAAAATCAAAAAAATCTTATAGAAAATATGACTAAATGGGAGGAAAAATATAAAACAAAAAATGATTTTGATGCTGATATGGATGCACAAGATTCTAAATGGGGTAAACATAAAATATGAAGAGTCATTGGATAATGGATTATGAAACACTGAGTAATTTCTTTTGTGGTGTATTTAAACATTACAAAAAAGAAGAGTACAAGGTATTTGTAATACATTCTAAAAGAGATGACAGAAAAGCATTTATAGAATTTCTTGAACAAAACAAAAAAAATAGAGAATATCATATATCATTTAATGGTTTAGGATTTGATGCGCAAATAACACATTGGTTTCTTGATAAGAAACAAGCAGTGTTAAATGCAGATATAGAAGACTTAGTTCGTCACATCTATGATGAAGCACAAGCAACAATCCAAAGATCTAATAATAAAGAATTCTCTAAGTATCCAGAATGGAAAATGACTATTCCTCAAATAGATGTATACAAGCTAAATCACTGGGATAATATGGCCAAGCGGTCTAGTCTTAAGTGGATTGAATATACTATGGATTGGAATAACATTCTTGATATGCCTATTGATCATGAGTCAGAAATAACAACTGATGAAGAAATTGATATGGTTATTGATTATTGTATTAATGATGTTAATGCAACTCAAGAGATCTATAATAGATCTAAAGAGCTTATAGGATTAAGAATAAACTTATCTAAAGAATATAACATTAACTTATTTAATGCATCAGAACCTAGAATATCTAAGGAGCTGTTTGCATTCTATTTAAGTAAAGAGTTAGATATTCCTAAGTATGAGTTAAAAAAGATGAGAACATTTAGGCGTGTAATAAAACTAGAAGATATTATACTGCCTTATGTAACATTTAAGACACCAGAGTTTCAATTGCTTCTTGATAGATTTAAAACTGTAGAATTAAATCCTCTTAATATAAAAGGGGCCTTTAAGTATAGTGTTAAATACAAAGGAGTTAAAACAGATTTTGGTTTAGGTGGTGTCCACGGTGCAAATAAACCGGGAATATATGAGCCTAAAAATGGTGAGATTATTATGTCTTCAGATGTTACATCTTTCTATCCTAATTTAGCAATTAAAAATAGCTGGTCTCCAGCACATTTACCAAAGTCACAGTTTTGTGAACTATATGAATGGTTTTTTACAGAAAGAAAAAAGATTCCTAAGAGCAACCCTATGAACTATGTATATAAAATTATACTTAATAGTACATATGGTCTTTCTAATGATAAAAATTCTTTCTTGTATGATCCGGAGTTTACAATGCGTATTACAATCAATGGTCAACTTACTTTGATGATGCTCTATGAAATGATTATGGAAGCAATACCAGAAGCACGTGCAATCATGCAAAATACTGACGGTATTGAAACTATTATTCCTGAGTCAGCAAAGGAAGAGTATTTTAAAGTATGTGAACAATGGGAAAAGTTAACGCAACTTAATTTAGAACATGATGAGTATCAAAGACTTATCTTTGGAGATGTTAATAATTATATTGGTATTTTTAAATTTGTTGAGACAGACTTAACTACGTGGAGAACAATAAAGCAAAAAAATCCGCACTATTTATTTAAAGTAGAAAAAGATAAATTTTATTATGCTCCTGTTAAATGCAAAGGTAGATTTGAATTTACGGATCTAGCATTACATAAAAACAAATCTAAACTAGTTATTCCTAAAGGTATCTATGAGTACTTTGTAAATAATAAACTGCCTGAAGATTATCTTAAGGAAAATACTAATATACTAGACTATTGTATAGGTAGTAAAACTAATAGTGGTTGGCAAGTCAAAGCTGAATATGTAGAAAATGGTATTGCAAAATCTGATGATCAACAAAAAATTAACAGATATTATGTAAGCAATAGCGGATCTAAGCTTGTTAAAGTTAACAAGAATGATGGGCGTGTTATACAGTTAGAAGCGGGACCTTGGATGACAACTATGTTTAATAAAATGATATTATCTCAAAAGTTTGCAGACTATGATATTAACTATAAATATTATCAGCAAGCTATTGAAAAAGAAGTCAATAATATTTTAGGTTTTACTAGCAATCAATTGAATTTATTTGATTAAATTTGACAATTATGGGACACAAAAAAGCGGTTACAACAACCAAAATTTATTTAGAAAATGCACCCTTACCATCACATGGTAAGACGTATACAGTGGTATCACATAAAGAAGTGATGGATCACACACAAAAACTATTAAAAGTTAATGGTTTTAAAATTAATAATCAATTATTTAAAGCAAGTATGAATGCTAGAGTGGCTCAAGGGATATACAATATCTCTGGAGTTAACTCTGTATCAGACAATGAAATTAGCATGATGTTTGCTTGGACAAACTCATATGATAAAAGTACAAGATTTCAATGTGGAGTTGGGGCTTATGTAATGGTATGTAATAATGGAATGATCCATGGTGATATGGCCAACTATGGTCGTAAACATACAGGAACTGCTAATGCAGACATTGCAGTATCAATTGCACAACAAATAAGTGTAGCTTCACAAAATTTCAATCAACTTGTTCAAGATAAGAATGATATGAAAACGGTAAACTTATCTAATAAAAAACAAGCTGAATTCTTGGGTAGATTATTTGTTGAAGAAAAACTTCTTGACTCACAACAAATGACATGTGTAAAAAATGAAATGGAAAAAGCATCATACAATTATGGAGTAAATTCTGATTGTGCTTGGTCATTTTATAATCATGTTACACATGCATTAAAATTAACACATCCAAGAAACTGGATGAAGAATCAAGCTAAGTTTCATGAGTTTATGACAGCTGAGTGTTTAAGTAATACTAAAAATAATACTAAAGACACTTACACTAATTCTGAAGATGATATTCAAATGCCTGAAGAACATTTAATAGAACTACCTGATGGTAGAATTATTGATGAGTTAGATGCTGCAAGACCAGAAAATCATGATACTGAGGATTATGATTCTTCAAATAATGTATTTACTTTATGAGCAAACACAGTAAATACTATTGGGATACTGAGAGAAATAAACCTTTTGGGGAAATAACTCTCAGTTGTCCTCCTGGTTTAGAATTTAATACACCATATACATTAGAAGAAATAAAAGAAGCTATGAGCAATAAACCATCTAGAAAAGACTATCCTGTATATACAGGAGTTCTTAAATATTTTCCTGATGCTCTTATGGAGTTATCAAGAGTTTCCTTACAAGGTAATATACAACATCATCCAGATAAACCTTTACATTGGGATAAAGATAAAAGTAAAGATCATTTAGATGCTCTTACTAGACATCTTATTGATGCAGATAAAACAGATGATGATGGTATATTACATTTAGCTAAAGTTGCTTGGAGAGCACTTGCAGCTTTACAAACTAAATTAGAAAATCAATAGGAGAAGTGTTTATATGACCGGGATGTCTTCCGGTCTGAAGATAAGATGTCAATTTAATAATTGATCTAATAGGATCTTCTCCGGGAGTTTTTACTTGAAATAGTATTTTAATCCTTTCATTTCCTTCAATCTTACTCAAGACTGACTAATGGAAAGACATTGTGTTACACCCATAGCTCAACTGGATAGAGCAACAGCCTTCTAAGCTGTAGGTTGAAGGTTCAAATCCTTCTGGGTGTACTATTAATCAAAACTATTAATTATGGATTTATTTTGGGCTATTATGATTTACTTTGCTGGTTTAGCCACCGGTGCCTATGCAGTTACACAATTTGATGAAAAACTCAAAAAGTAGTTATATAGGAGCATTTATAGGGTTTTGTGGTCTTTTGATCACAACCCTTTTACTTATTATACATAAATATATATAATTGAGCACCTTTGGTTTTGCCATATTAGTTGCTGTATATTGGATTATCTTTATAAAATTTAAAAAAAATAATGAGATATAAAGGATACATATTACAAGAAAAGATGTCTAAGACAAAAGTACCAATGCGTGTATTTAGAAAAAAGCTCTTAGAAGGTTATAAAGAAATAGATTTACCTTTTGATAAAGAGATTATTACTAATGAGAGAACGGGAATACCGTTTTTAAAAACAAAAAAAAATGATAATGGAAATGAATTTGTATTCTGTTACTGGGAATAACATTATAGTTATATGGCCATAAAGCGTCAAGTAACAAAAACATTAGTAACAAAAACAAATAATAACAGTAGTGATTGCATAGCTCCTAATATAATCTATGGATGTATGGGGGGTTGTGTAAACACTTACTGTTATATGTCTAGATTTAACGGACGTAGAGTATTTGTTAATACTAATGTTAATGACATATTTAATTCTGTTCTTGCTTGGGAGGCAGACTATACTAAAGTCCCTAATCAGCAAGATCCAGTATATACAATGGTAGACATTGCATGCAACTCAGATTTAGTTCTGATGCAAAAGCATATGCCTGAACCATTACATGATTACCTTAAACGCTTTGATGATCATCCACAACTTAATAGTACTATGGCTACTAAGTATCCGGGTCTTCTTAAACTTGACGTTAATCATTTTAATAAACCACCTAGAGTAAGAGTAAGTCTTATGCCTCAAGCTTATTCAGATGTATTAGAACCTAAGATGCAAAAAATTGAATCTAGAATACAAGATATTAATAGACTTAAGGATTTAGGATGGGAAGTACATTTAAATTTTTCTCCACTTATATTTATGCCAGGCTGGTCTAAACATTATGATAAGTTATTTAAACGTGTTAAAGAAGTAGCAGGTGAAAATAAATGTGAAGTTATTGCATTGACCAATCATGTTAATCAAATGATTAAAGCTAGTGATGAGGCTCGTGAGATTATGAAATATTCTGATGAAGTTAAAAATGGATCAGGAGTGATGCGCTATCCAATAGCAAAGAAGCATAAACTTTTAGAAATGTTTAAACAAATCTATGCAAACTATTTTGACATAGGAACAATAAGATACATATTCTGATGTATAAAGAAGATATTAAATTACTTATTAAAAAAGGGTATTGGGTAAGTTGTTATCCTGTCAAAAAAAAATGGGAGATGGTAATATATGAACGCAAGTCAGCCGGATGGGTAAAAAGAAAAAGAAAACTATTTACCTACCCGGCTGCTGCATATAATTGGGCAATCAATTACTTAGAACCTTTAGTAGATCCTTAAGCTGATTTAGTCCAGAATGCGTACTCCATAACTGCAGTAGTAGCAGAACCTTTAAATTGCATATGAGCTGCAGCTTCAAGAGGAATCATTGCAAATTCACCTTTAGCTAATTTAGCTAGAGGAGATTGTGTTACTGTAGCTGAAGAACCTTCTCCACTACATGTAGCAGTTGCTACAACTTGTGCATGTACTGTTTCGGTTCCAGAAGATGTATTCATGATATATAAATATGTATCATTAGTATTTTTAGTACCATTTAAATCATCTAAAGTTGTTGCAAATGATGTTGTTAATGCTGTTGTACCAACTTGAACAGCTGGACTTGTTACATTTAAAACTTTTTCTTTAATAATGTTTAAAACGTCACTGGTTGTACCAGTGCCCGTTAGTGTTAATCTACTTGTAATTGTTGCCATTTTATTTTATTTTTAAATTGTTACCTTTTTTTCCTTGTTTTAGGATAGTTTCTTTTACTACCTTTTACTCTGCTCTTTTCTTTTTTACCTCGGTTTTTAGAAGCTGACATTGCTACAGTCTTCTTAGACCTTGGTCCATTTGGATGATGAAGATCTTTTCCATCACCTTTACGTACTTTACCTACTTTAAGTCCTTCTCTACGTGCTTTATTTCTAGCCGCTCTATCTTTTTTAGATTTAGTAGAAGACTGAAACTTCTTATATTCTTTTTTATAGTTTCTTTTAGCAGGCATAATATATTATAATATACTAAAATTCAAGCTCAAATCCTAGATTAAAAATCATAAACCTAAGTCTAGCTGCATTTATTGTAAGTTCTAATGCAGTAAAAGTTCCAATTCTAATCTCTACTTTATAAATCTCACTTTTATTATTAGATTTATAACTATTTATCCAATTTATTTTTTTCATTCTATTTTCTTTTTCCTCCGTGGTATGCTACTGCATGACCTTCAGAGATTAATAAATCATTTACACAGATCATGGTGAGTTTATCAGATCCATCTACTCTATCAATTGATAGTTTACCTAGACATCTTCCAAACTTACCTACACCTTGTGAATCTAAAAGTATTTTATCACATCCTTCTAATAGAGTTTTAAGTCTATCCTTAGCTGCAAGACCTTTTTTCTTTTCTTCAAGGTCTCTTGTTCTTGACTCAGGAGTATTAATACCAGCAAGTCTTATACGTTTTTTAACTTTTACACTAAAACCTAAATCAATATAAGCATCAATAGTATCTCCATCAATAACTCTAATTAAGTCAATCTGATAAGAATACATTTTTATTAGCTGTTGTGAGAACCATCACAGTTCCCATTTTCATCTTTTGTTTTACCACATACACATTGTGCCATTATTTCTTTGTTTTTTCTAATGATCGTCCACCAAAATAGGCACCAATCACAGTGATTAATACTAATTGTAATAGATCAGTCCATTTAGCTTCAACAACAAAGTTAATAACACCTGCATCAATAAATATTAATAGCACTGTGCTTACAACCAAGAATGCTAAAGTTAATGGTCTAATATTTTTAGATAGCCATGAGTCAGACTTCATATCTGCTTGCCATCTGGAAGTTATTTCTTTTTCCATTTGGACCTCATAAGTAGCTACAAGTTCTTTCATTTTTTGTTTAGCAGCTAGCTTTTCTTCATCTGAAGTGTGTAGTCCATCAATGACACCACCAACACTTTCAACAAGATCTTTAGCTCCTCCACTAAATATAGTTCCTAGTATGCTCATCTTATCTTTCTCCACCACATCCGCAGCCTTTTGATGTTTTTCTTGGCTTTGGTGCTCTAGTTGTTAATTTAGTCAATAAACTTTGTTGACCTCCCATTCTTCCAGTAGGTAATGCTTTGTTAACTTTACTATAACTACCACCAGACCCGTATGTTTTCATTTTATATCCTGGCATAATATTATTTTTTTAAGCAGCAGTCTGATTCACACCAGCCTAAGCATACTTTATTAAACGTTATCTTACATAATAAAATACAAATAAATTTCTTCATAACCTTAAGA